TGAAAATTCAATTTTGATTGACCCTTCAGGTAAAATGCCTGTCGCTGATGGAGTGTTTTTTAATAAGGGCAACCCTTTCAACCAAGGAGAATTTTATACTTGGACAGAAGAACAGGCTATTTGGGCCATGGAAGAAGCTGAAGAAAAGGTGGGTCAAATTAACACAGAAGGGACAAAATTGGGTGACACAATGACCTATTCTAAAACAGTAGATTCCATTTTATCCCTTATTTTTAAGGAAAAATGAGTTGGTACGAATCTTGTTAATAAGAGAGGGTATGGATACTTTAATTAACACCCTATTAAGAGATATGAGCAACTTCACAAATGAACCCGTGAAAAAAGTTGAGAGCAATAATGATGTCTACACTACAGAAGTAGAGTTGGCAGGTTTTGCTAAAAACCAAATTAAAATTACTGCAACCGAACAACGGTTAACGGTAAAGGCTAAAAACAAAACGGATTCTAGGAAAGAGGTAATTAGATTAAATAATTTAGTTTCTCTGGACCATATTGTTGCTGAATATAAACACGGATTACTTAAGTTAACACTTCCTAAAAAAAGTGTAAATGAAGGTAAAAATATCAAAATAACATAATGCCCATCTATATTTATAAACATCCTGAAGAGGAAGAGTACGTCGAAATTTTGCAAGGAATGAACGACGAACATGTTTATGAACAAGATGGATTAGCGTGGGAGCGGGTTTTTCTCGCTCCCAACGCTTCCATAGATTCTCAAGTAGATCCCTTTAGCTCTCGTCAATTTGTTGATACGACGGCACAAAAGAAGGGGACAGTTGGAGATTTGCTTGATTACTCCGCAGAGCTTAGTCACGAACGCGCTCAAAAAAGTGGAGGAAAAGATCCTGTTAAAGAAAAATATTACAAAAACTATTCAGCGAGTAGAAAAGGAGCCATGCACCCAAAACAGATCAGGGAAAAGGGCTACGAAAGTAAAAACGTTAAAATCGAATACGATTAATAATAAGTCCCGCTAATTTTTAATCCTCGTTCTTCGGTAACGTTAAAAGTAAAATTAGCATTAAAGGACATTATTCCATTTACAGGAACGGAATAATCAAAGGTCTCTAATTTTGCATCTTCTATCTTGTAGGCCATCTTCTTTCCAGAGCCTTCGAGAACTAGTTCAAAACTATAATCTGTTTCGTTGTTTACTATCCCTGAAATAGTTCCATTATCAACACCTGAGACCAAGGATTGTACCGAGAAGACTCCCTCGGCGGGGAGCATAGCTTTTCTATCGTAGGCATAATCACTCCCTAGGCCATAAGATGAAACCCTAGGAAGACCTACCGACATATTTATAGATTGTACAAAGTGAGTTCCTGATAATTGTTGACCTCCAGCTTGCAAATTTTGTAGGGTTATATCACTCCCCGTGGAGTTAGGATCTACCACTACAGGTTTTTTAGTTCCTGTGGCAAAAGCAAAATTAGATCTTCCCACATTTGCATTGTTACCATCTTCAAGATTGACCGCTGGAGACTCCATGCTATATCCTGTTAAATTCTCAAATTTCATATTCGAGCAAATATAACTTGTGGTAACTAGAGGTAAGCTGTCGGAGCCATAAGTTAAACCATAGGAAGTTAAAAAACAATTTCCAAAAGATGCGCTCTCCCAGTTATTGAGGTTGTTGTTAGACCCTGTAAAATTAGTTATAAGGGTTAAAGCCTCAGACTCTTGGTTTGGAGTATTTAGAAGGAAAAAATTAGTATTGTAAAGCAAAGTCCCCGACAAAGCATTCACGAACTTATCGTGGCTTGAGGTCGTTTTTATAAAATTCCCATGAAGTTCATTTTCTAATTTAGGCTCAGGGATATAAGATAAATTTAATTCCACATCAGGTTGAACAAAAACATCATTGAGGGAAACCCCTTGAGTTCCTAATTGTTTAGACTGTTGATGGTCAACTCCCACCGAAAAACTAGTGTTCTGAACGATATTAAATAAATTTAAATTCACCGAAGAGGTGGAAAATGCCCCCGTAGCATCGCTCACAGCTATAATAGCATTGGTACTTTTTATTATATTTCTAGCCATTTTATGAGCCTGTTGGGATTACCCCTAAGGGATCTTCGTTAAACTGTACTGAGAAATCATTAGAATTAGCATATTTCCATGTATGAGTCCAAGAGGGGGAATAATATACTTTTGCTCTATTATAAACACTAGGGATCTGATGTTCAAATCTCCTGTACCCAGCTTTATTTTCTAAAAAGTGGAGCATGGACTTTAGTTGGTGATCACTTATAGCTGTAAAATTATAAGATAAATCAAACTTGGCTATATTTTCAGTATTCTTTTCTCCCCCTAATCGCTGGGTAAATGAATTTTTGAAATTAGTTATATCACTTTTTATACCCACATTAAATTCCTCTTGTACATCAGGCTCAAAGAAAAACTTTTGTGTCCACATGGTAGACGCTCCCGTAGGAGAATTACCCCACGAGCTGGTATGATCGCCTGAACAGTAATAGAAATTGTTTAATTTATTATTGTTTACCCCAGTATAAACAACATCATATTTTTTATAAGAAGAGGAAACAGCCCAAGTTTGGAAACTAAAGTTAAGAAAACTATTTCCCGACCAATTTAAAATAGTGGGAGCGGTATCGACAGCTACTTGAGCCGACACATTAAAGGTTTGATTGCTCTCTACCCCGATGGAATATTGATTACAAAAGCCTGAAAGGTTTTTATATATTCCTGAATTGTCAGGGTTAAACTCAAAAGACTGATAACCAGATGCACTTTCGAAAAAGTTTGCCAGTTTGCGAGCATTTGTTTCATTTGTTTTGTACCTAACGTCGAAATTAGCCACAAGACTATCGACCGAAAGAGGAACTAAATCATAGTAAAAATCATCTGTTATAAAACTACTCGACTTACTTTTAAAGGAAACACTAGAGCCATAAATAGGAGTTAATTCATAATCCCTTAAATGGCCCGAAGCGGCCATGGGCGCACCGTCAGCCCCTGAAATATTTCTATCTCTGTTATAATATAAACTTTCGCTCATGATGTGTGTCCCATATAATCAAGAGTTAACCGTAAACTTCCATCAGCGGAGGCTGTTAATTTTTCCCCAACAAGACAGGCGTTTGGCACGGTAGCGTCTAATAGCACCGTTCCTGCGTCTCTAGAGTCTATTCTTAAGTCAACACTCTTGCTGCTTTTGCCTGTATTAAGAAAACTTCTTCCGCTTTCTAAAAAAGCTTCATCCACTTCTAATTGTACTGATGCTCGAACATCTAAAGGCGGAATAAATTTCACCTCGCTTGGTCCCTCACTTCCTATAGTGTAATAAGGTTTTCTTTTGCATGTAACAGAGTAATCAAAACCTATTACCCGATTGGTCGAACTATTATCACAAGTTGCCGTTATGCTTCCTTGGCTGGGAACTGTTATTGACGGAGCTGCACTACTTCCTGATGCGCTTACGCCTGTACCCATTTCATCATAAACAACAAAGGAAGCTTGTTCTTTCACTGGGGAACCTACTGCACAACTAACTGACCAATTTGTTAGATAGCCGTCCTGAAATCCATAAGAATTGTCGGCATAATGGATACTGCCCGATAAACTATTAGCACCAGTAAATGAAGCCCCTCCAGCTATCCCTGACGCTATCAAAGAAGCCGAAACTAAATCGCGGGTGAAAGAAAAACTTTGTTGAACGGGGCCACCGATTGTGGTTACTCCCTTGTCATAACCCAATGGGTTTATTACATTAGCAGAGTTGCTATATCCAAAATCAACACTATTTATTCCTGAAACCTCTTGCCCCTCCAAGAATAAGCGCGAATCATAATTTAATCGTGTACCATACATTATGCTCTAAGCATTCCTCCCAAACGTTTTTCTTGAGATATAACTTCTTTAACTGCGTCTTTAAGTTTTACAGCCAAATTCTTGTCTTCATCATTATTACTTCCTCCAGATCTCTGGTTTGAAGTACCGTCGGAATTGACAACAATACTTATATTGGTGTCACCCTTAGAAACAGAAACATTACCACCGCCCCCTCCTAGACCTCCTCCTGCATTGAGAGCCTCCAGATTGGCGCTTCCTATTCTTGAAGTCGCAGCCGCATTCATTACGAATTCGCCACCTGACAACATAGCGGGGACAGTATCTACTCCTGCGGCGTATGGGATAGAACCTCCCGCAGCGCGACCCTCTAAATCGTCAATGGTCAAGAAGGGATTGGGATCTCCTAGGAATAGACTATTGCTTGGTCCGTTTGCACTTGCGGGCGGCAGTATTA